CGGCGACACGCTGACGGCAGAGAACGGGTTCGCAATCCGCACGGAGCAGAACTGACATGGCCGACGTGAAGATCTCCCAGCTCCCGGCCGGCACGGCCGCCGCGGCCGCCGTGGTGCCAGCCACGAACGCCGCTGGCACGACGACACAGAAGGTCACGCTCGGAGCGATCCGCGATCTGCCGCACTCGCACGCGATCTCCGACGTGACCGGTCTCCAGAGCACGCTCGACGGCAAGCAGGCCAGCGGCAGCTACGCGGCCGCGACCCATGCGTCGCAGCATCAGACGGGCGGATCGGACGCGATCCCGAACGTCGTGACCTCTCCGCCCCAGATTACGGCCGACCAGAACGACTACGCGATCGGCTCCGGCGACATCTTCCGGCTGGACGCGAGCGCCGCCAGGAACATCACCGGCATCGTGGCCGGAGCCAACGGCCAGGCCGTCCTCCTGGTGAACACCGGCAGCTTCGCAATCACGCTGAAGCACGAGTCGGCCTCGAGCACGGCGGCCAACCGGCTCACCGTGCCGTGGGCCGGCGACTACGTGATGAGCGCCAACGGCGGGGCGGCCCTGCTCGTGTACTTCACGGCGACGAACCGCTGGCGGGTTGTCTAGGCCCTTACATCCCTACAGTAGCGACGCGCCATGCCACTCAGCCCCCGACTCCTGCGCCCCAAAGCCGCCGCATCGACGGGCTTCGATCCGCGCTCCATCGCTAACCTCGTCTGGTGGCTGGACGCCAGCGACGTTTCCACCATGTCGCAGAACAGCGACGGTACGGGGGCGGTCGCGGCAAACGGCGATCCGGTCGGGCGGATCAACAACAAGGCTTCGGCGTCTTTCAACGCTACGCAGCCGACCAACAACCTGCGGCCTACGCTGCTCACCAGCGGCATGGGTGGACGGCCGGCGCTCTCGCTGTCGTCTACCGCAAATAGCGGGTTCTCTTCGGTTCCGAAGGTCACATCGTCCAGCACTGTCACATACTTTTTTGTCGGTCGTTACACCGGGTCTGCTGGCTGGCTCACCTTGTGGTCGTCGTCTTCGTTTATGGATGCCGCGCAGTCTGGTTCGATAGCGTCGCCAAACCAAACTTCTGGCACTCCGACGTATCGCGCTAACCGTGCGGCGATTGCCGCTACGCGGGCAGCAATTTATTCTGCCGGCAATAACGCAAACTTGCTGCTGACGGTGCGATCTCTGGATATGTCATCAGTGCAGTCGAACCAGTGGGGCGGTGCTACATGGCGTTTCCTTGACTACGACGGCACCTTTAACTTTCAGGGCGTTTTTTCGGAAGTATTGCTCTACGCCCACAATCTGTCTGACGCGGAAGTAACTGCCGTAGAAAATGGGTTGGCGGCAAAGTGGGGAATCGCATGAGGTTCTTTCGCTCGTCCGATGCAGTTTTGGAGCAGGTGCGTCTATCGCTGGATGCCGCCTGGGGGCTGCCGGCTAACGGCCAGATCACGACCCTCCTGCCTGCGGCTGATTCGCCGCATGATCCGCAGGGCCGCGTATTGCTCGCGGTGCGGAATGAGTTCTGTGAGTACGAGGCCGTCGCGGCGGTGCTGCCGCAGTTGCTCGCGGCCGGTGTGGTGGAAGAGATCAGCGAGGCGGAATACATGGCCTCGCTGCCGCCTCCGCAGATATGACCGTACACCCACAGAGTTCAGGCTTTTGAAGTAGCGTCATTCCATTTTCTGGAAAGTGGAATGGCAGCACTCACCGTATGAAAAGCGATACACACCCCGCCGCCAACCGACGCCGCGCCCTACGGCGTCTATTTGGCTGACGGTGGGCAGCCCCCAGGCGTAACGCAGGTGGACAACACCCTGGCGACGATGGGACGGGGGCAGTGGCTCACTTTCGGGATTCGCGAATCGCGAACAAACGAGCGTTGACCCGATTGACGCACGCGATAGGCTGCGGGCATGCAAGCCATCCTCCGGTTCGATTACAGCGATCCCGACGACGCCCGCGAGCATCGGTGCGCCCTGGCGGGCCGTGATGCATTGATCGACCTAGAGCGGATCGACCAGCACTGTCGCAGCCGCATCAAGTACGGCGAGATCGGGGACGAGGCTCAGGCCGAGCTTGAGACGGTGCGGCGGATGATCGCCCCCGAGTTGACGGAGCTTCTGCGCTGATGGGCGACTATTCCCGAGCGGGACAGACCGACGCAAAACACGGCGATTTCGACGGCGACTGTCCCGAGCGGGAAGGCCCGAATCGTATCGCCAAAACGACGGGAAGCGGCGAATCGACAATATGATTCGGTAATGAATCCGTGATAGTTTTTCTGTCAAAGAACCTGACACTACACGCCGCAGGTGCGGCTATACCCAAACGGGTATGACGCAACAGCGGCGACATGGAGGCACGGATGCCTGATCGCGTGGAGCGATGGCGGCCGCAGCGTGTGAAGCACACCCACACGAAGGAGCGAGCCCACTACCTCACGCCCGACTGGCGAGCCAAGCGGGAGCGGATCCTCATCCGCGACGCGTTCACCTGTGCCGACTGCGGCCGCGTCACGGCGGGCCAGGCGGCGCACGTCGATCACATCATCCCGCTCGAGGACGGCGGCACGGACGCCGACGCGAACCTCCAGACGATGTGCAGCTCGTGCCACGGGCGGAAGACACGCCGCGAGCAGCGGCAGCGCGGGCTCGGCTGACGCTGGAATCAGGCCGAAACTCTGCCACGATGGCAGACGCCCAACCCGACCCGCCGGGGGGGGTGGGGTCCGCCGGACGCCTGAAAACCGACGGAAAGCCCCACGGTCCCTCGGCGCGAATTTCTGACCGGCTTTTGAGAAAATGGAGAAGCCCATGGGCCGCCGCGGCCGCCTGCCTGATCCCAACTCGAAGCGATCCCAGGCCGCAGTGGCCCGGGCTCGGCAGATCGGAGCCGCGGCCCCGAAGCATGCCGCGAAACCTGAGTCCACTCAACTCGACCCGCCGCCGTCCGTGGCGAAGGTGCCGACCGCTCTCGGCTTCTGGGAACGCAACGCCCCGACGCTGATCGCCGACGGCCGGCTGACGAGCGACCGGATCGACGCGTTCGCGATCTGCTGCCGACTCCATGCCGACATCGAGCAGCTCGCCGACCAGGTCTACACCGAGGGCTGGATCACCGCGACCGACAAGGGCCAGGCGGCGAGCCCGGTGGCGAAGCTGCTCCGCGACGCCCGCCGCGACTTCGTCGCCCTCGCTCGAGACTTCGGGCTGACGGCGGCCGCCGCCGCCCGCCTCCCCCAGGAGCCGAGCCATGCCGGCGAGAAAGAAGCCGACGAAGAAGACGAAGTCCTCGCGAAGCTCTCGATCCGCGGCTGACCCGAAGAAGCGGCCGGAGTACGTGCCGGGGTATCAGTGGGACGAGGCCGCAGCGAACGCGCCGGTCCAGTTCATCGAAACGCTCTGCCGCCACCCCGACGAGCGCGGCGGCGAGCCGCAGCGGATCAAGCTGGTCGAGTGGCAGCGGGACCGCGTGCTGCGGACGCTGTTCGGCTGGCGTCGGGCCGACGGCCGCCTTCGGTTCCGGCGGGCCGGCATCTTCGTCCCGAAGAAGAACCGGAAGTCGTCGCTGATGTCGCAGCTCGCCCAGTACATCGCGACCTGTCACGCCCCAGCCCAGGACGTGTTCCTCGCCGCGAATGACCGACTCCAGGCTCGCACGATGTACCGCATGGTGCGGCAGAGCGTGGAGGCCAGCCCCAAGCTCTCGCAGCTCCTCGAGGTCGTCGACTCGCGGAGCATCATCCGCAACCGAGACACCGGGAAGGAAATCCGCTGCCTGTCCTCCGACTCGTGGCGGAACGAAGGCCTGAACGGTTCAGTGATCCTGGACGAGATCCACAGCTTCCGCACGCCCGACCTGGTCGACGCGTTGATCTACGCGACCCGCGGCACGGCAAACGGCCTCGTGATCTCGATCTCTACAGCCGGCTCCGACAGGAACGGCATCGGCTGGCGGTGGTGGCAGGACTGCGAGCTGGTGATCAAAGACCCGAAGACCAACCCGACGTTTTACGGGCTTATCTACGCGGCCTCCGAGGATGACGACTTCTCCGACCCGAAGGTCTGGCGGAAAGCGAATCCTTCGATGGGCGTGGCGTTCCCCGAGGACGAGTTCGCGGCCGACTACCAGGACGCCACGACCGACCCGCGGAAGATGTCGAAGTTCCTCCGCTACTCGCTCAACGTCTGGCAGGCCGCCGATTCTCGGTGGTTCGTCGGGAACATCGACTGGCCCTCGTGCAGCTCCGGCCCGCTCGCCCCGCCAGCCGGCCGGCCGTGCTGGGTGGGCGTCGACCTGGCGAGCAATCTCGACATGACGGCGGCGGCCTTCGTCTTCAAGGAATCGGACGGCAGCTACTCGGTCGAGTGGCGCTACTGGGTGCCACGCGAGACGGTGGCCGACCGCGTCCGCGAAGGCATCCCCTACGATGCCTGGATTCGCGACGGATGGGTGACGGTCACGGACGGTTACCGGCTCGACCACGAGGCGGTCGCCCGCGACATTCTGGCC